TTAAATGGCCGTGAGGTTTCAATAGCACGTATGCACACTACGATACATGTGCTGAACTATGGAAACTTGGGTCCTGTAATTGACTTTAATTCAAATAAAGGTTCTAATAAGATAAAGATGATTAAACATCCCGACGGTGTTTATATCTCTGGATTAGGTCCTAACAATTCAATTATTTTTGAAATGCTAGTTCCTAATGGTAACTTACAATCCCTTCAGTTTGTACCTAAAAAAGGCAGTAATGCGTAGGTACATATCCGCCCTCCCTCCTGACACACCCTCCGAGATGGCTCCCCCTCCTTCCATCTCGGAGGTCTCTATTGACGGTCTGATAAGCGATTGTCTAACTGCTTTGTATAGAGAAGTCAAAAACATCATGGTTTTATCATCCAAAGGCAAACTAGATCCTGCGACCGCTAGAGATTTAAGAGACCATTTAAAAGTATTATTTGAAATCAGAGACCGAGAATCATCTCTCCTACGAGGACTAACCTCGGATCAAATTCAGGAAATAGTAGACAAGTATGCCGATAACAAAAGAAGCACTAGCGAAGGAAATACTTAGTAGAGGCCCTGATACTAAACGAGACTATACAACTCCAGGTTTCTACAAGCAAAATGCATTCGTTGAAGATATAGACAGATTTATAGCAGCTTGTACTACTCGTCGAGCCGGTAAAAGTACAGGTCTAGGTCTTAGATTCCTCCGTTCTATGGAAAAATACCCTAAATCCCAAAGTCTCTATCTTGCGATGACACAAGAATCGGCTAAGCAAATCATGTGGCCTGTTCTTCAAGAATTAGATGAAACCTATAAAATAGGTCTTAGATTCGCAGAAAGTTCACTCACAGTGAGCCATCCAAATGGTTCAAAGTTAAGACTTATGGGCGCTGATCTTGCTAACTTCGTTAAACGCCTCCGGGGTAGAAAGTTTGTAGGAGTTGCTATCGATGAAGGACAAGACTTCGGTTCGCATCTGCAAAGCCTGGTAGACGACGTATTAACACCAAGTATAGCTGACTATACAGATGGTTGGCTTGCCCTGACAGGAACTCCCGGGCCTGTTCCACAGGGCTATTTCTTCGAGGTCACACAAAACAATAGGTTTGGATATAAAAACCATAAATGGTCTTTAGTTGACAATCCTTTCATGCCAAATCCGGCAGAATTCATCGAAGAACTTAAAAGTAAACGGGAATGGGCAGACGACAACCCAACTCTTAGACGTGAGTGGCGGGGTGAGTGGGTTTTAGACCCAGCTTCCCTCTGGATAAGGTACCACGATAATGTGAATCATTACGAAGCCCTCCCTAACTGCAAATGGAACTACATCCTAGGAGTAGATATAGGATTCAAAGATGCGGATGCTATAGCTGTTATAGCCTGGTCTAATGAGTGTAGAGAGACATACCTAGTCGAAGAAGACATAACAAAGAAACAAACTATCTCAAGTCTAGTTACAAAGGTCGATGCATTACAAAAGAAATATAATGCTTATAAGATTGTTCTAGATGAGGGCGGGCTTGGAAAGAAGATTGGGGAAGACATTCGGACTAGGTTTGGGTGCCCGCTAGAACCAGCAGACAAGGCACACAAACAGGACAACGTCGAATTCCTGAATGATGACCTAAGGTTAGGTCGATTCAAAGCAAAAAAAGATTCAAGGTTTGCTCTAGACTCATACTTAGTACAGATAGATTGGGATAAAACTAGACCCAACAAGATTGTGATTAAGAAAGAACCACACTCCGACATAATAGATGCAGTCTTATACGCCTTCAGAGAGTCCTATTCCTTTACACACAAGCCAGAAAAACCTAAACCTGCTTACGGAACTAGAGAATGGGCCGAAGCTCAACACGATGAGATGTGGCAAAAAGAACTAGAAGGATTCCAAAAACAATCCTCATCGCCTGAAAACTTGATGTGGGGACCTACTGAAAAAGACTGGAAAATAGACTAAAACTCTCAGTATGTGACGAAATACCGGCTAAGAGGTGTGAATGCTACCCTTTTTAAAGCCAAAACTACAAACTGGACTCACCATAATCAATCGTAAACCGGATGATTCAGAAGAAAAAGACAAAGAAATCAATGAATTAGAAGAATGCATGAAGGATCTATGTCAAGCTTTAGAGAGCAAAGACTATAGAACTGCTGCCGAAGCCTTCAAAGACGCAGTCGCCGAGTGCAAAGACCAACCTCAAGACGAAGAACCCGACCTTCATTATGATGATCTAAATGAACTAGCCGCTAAGGAAGACAGATAATGCCACTTAAAGAAGGTAAATCCAAACGTTCCTTTGACCATAATGTGAAAGCCGAAATAGAAGCAGGAAAACCCATGAAACAAAGTCTAGCAATCGCCTATGCTGTCAAAAAGAAAAACCTTCAGAAAAAAGCCGAAGGCGGCAAAGTTAACAGATTACATCAAGGCGCAAACGAAGCGCGTAAATATCGTTCTCAAAAAGAAGAAAAAGGCGTCCATAGCCCAAGCCGTCCTTATCCTTCCTCAAAAGAGTCTTTTGGAGAATCTTACGCTGGATATACGGCCAAAGCTTCTGGGGGTGTAGATGCAAGAACAAGAAAGCCTGTAGATAAAGCAGAAATGAACGAAGAATCTAAAAAAGAACACCGTAAGACTTTAGAAGAACTTAAGTCTATGCCTAAGCCTAAACTCAAAGGTTTAGCCGATGGTGGGTCTGTACAAGAAGATGTAACCGAAGTTACCCCAGACAAAGGTTTTGGCAAGATTATTCACATCAAAGCCGAGGGTGGCGAGATTGAGGAAACAAAACCTATGAGATCAAAACGCGGATTCCAAATAAAGCCTATCAAACATCCTAGCATGGTTGAGTCAAGCAAAGTCAAAGCTCGTCTCCGAGATGAGATGGACGAAGATAGAGACAATGAATTAGATCAACATGAAGCTGAAGAAATGCTTCACGAAGAGCGCGGCCATGAACCCGAAATGGACGAAGAACCAGAAATCCCAGAATCTCGGCGTGACGAGGAAGAACTAGCCCCAGATGAAGATGAGTACATGGCAGATCGCTTTGCAGAAGGCGGGGAAGCCCATGACGAAGACCTGCAACCTGAAAATGAAGAAGAAGATGAGCATGAGTCATCAATCGCTGCTACAATCATGGCCAGGAAAGCTGCAAAAAAAGCCTTAGAGTCTGGATCCGAAGATGAAGACGAAGCTGAAAGATACGCAGACGGCGGTGAAGTTGACATCGAGTCTAATGAGGAAGAACTCCCAGACGATGAAATGTATGATCATAGGAACAAAGCCATCTTGAAAGAACATTATGGCGATGATCTGGATGATATTCATCAACCCGAAGACTCAAACGAGCTAGGAGATGAGGAAGAACACGAAGAAGAAGATGAGCACGACAGAGACGTGGTTGATAAGATCATGAGAAACATGCGCCGTCACACAAGTCGTCGGTAATATGGAAATCAAAAATCTGAAAGAGTTTCAACAATTTGTAAAGATTTGTCTACGATCTAGGATTGAGACTATCAAACTTGGGAATCTAGAACTTAAGTTTTCCCCAGATAAGCAAAACTTCCATCGACAAACCTTAGATCAAAGCATCTTCGATCCAGGTCCCATTACAGTTGCAGGCTCTGAAATAATCCCAAGAGATGAAAACGGGAATGTGAAGCTAACGACTCTTTCAGAAGAACAGCTACTTATGTGGAGCTCAGCTCCTGGTGGCCAAGAAAGTTAGACTATGAAGATTAGTAAAGCACCTGGACCTAAAGAACAGGTGACATTCAAGACAAAACCCACTCAGGAAACTCTAGTAATGTCTCCCTGGTGGCTTGAAAAGAAATCAGACAAAGCCGCAAGCTTTATGCTATCAAGTGCTGTCTACTTGAAAGAAAGCCAATCTTATAGATATAGACAGGCAGCTGTATATGCTAGACTTTATGGCAACCAAAGTCTTTACAGCTTTGCCGGTACGAATATATCTAAAATGGACCAAACCTACGGTCTCCCTCAAGAGCGCCCAACGTTTAACCTAGTCCAAGCCTGCACAGATACGCTAGTCTCAAGACTGTCTCAGAATAGACCTCAACCAGTCTTCTTGACTGATAACAGTGACTATAAGCAACGTAACCTTGCAAAAAAACTCAATAACTTCGTCCAAGGCGAGTTCTACCAAACTAAAGCCTACGATAAAGGCACAACCATCCTGAAAGACGCCTTAGTCGAAGGAACTGGTGTTCTACATGTGTATGAAACCTATGATAATAAAGTAGGCATTGAACGAGTCCTATTAACAGAACTACTAGTAGACCCAAATGAGGCTATGTATGGTGAGCCTAGACAGCTGTATAGGACTAAACTCGTAGACAGAGATGTGCTCGAAACAGCTTTCCCACAACACAAAGAAAAAATCCAACAAGCTGCTAAAGCCTACCCTGATGACTCAAGTCAAGCCGGTAAGACTGTTTCTGATATGATCATGGTTGTAGAGAGCTGGCATCTAAAGTCTGGCAAAAAAGCTAAAGACGGCCGTCACATGATGGCTATAAGCACGGGCAGTATCCTAGATGATCCTTATAACAAAGACTCCTTCCCCTTCGTGTTCCTACATTATAGCCCTCGGATGCTTGGTTTCTGGTCCCAAGGACTAGCCGAACAGTTGATGGGGACTCAACTTGAATTAAATAGCATTCTATATACAATCGCAAGATCTATTAAGCTTATGGGAGTACCTAGGATTCTACTAGATACCTCAAGCCAAGTCGTATCTGCCCACATCAACAACGACGTAGGATCTATTATTAAGTATCAAGGCAAAGAACCTGTATTCTTGACAGCTGAATCTAACTCTGAGGAGCTTTATAAAGAACGAGACAAGCTCATTCAGTACGGCTTCCAACAATGTGGTGTCTCAGCTCTCCAAGCTTCTAGTCAAAAGCCTTCAGGTTTGAATTCCGGAGAAGCTATCAGAACGTATGACGATATCTCTACAGACCGCTTTGCAGCTCTTAGCAGGCGCTATGACAACGTGTTCATCGATCTAGCCTACCAGATAATAGACCTCGCTAAAGACATCCTAGAGCGCGAGGGAAGCTATCAGACAGTGTGCCCTAACAAGAACGGGATTAAGCAAGTCGAACTCCCAGACGCGGATCTTCTAGAAGATACTTTTGTGATTCAATGTTATACACAGTCAAGCTTGCCTAAAGAGCCAGCAGGCAGACTTCAGAAAGTAACTGAGATGATACAAAGTGGTATGATCTCAATCCAAGAAGGCCGAAGACTCCTAGACTATCCAGACTTAGAACAAATGGAGAAACTAGCTACTGCAGGCGAAGAGAGAATCTTTCAAATCCTTGATAATATTGTGGAAGATGGTGTATATGAACCTCCAGACCCTTTCATGGATCTAGTCTTAGCTACAAAGTCTACTGTTCAATATATAAACCTATATGGACAGTGCAAACTAGAAGAAAAAAAGATGCAGATGTTAAGAGAATTCTTCTCTCAAGTTCAGACTCTAGCACAAGCAGCCCAGCCCCAACCTCAACCAGTAGCAGCTCCACAAGCTAACCCAGAGCCTCTCCCCACATCTCCGTTAGTACCAAACGGGACACCACAACCTGATCAAAGTCCAAACCCAGTCCAACAACCCTCATAAACACTCGTAAGGAGATGTAATGAAACTCACACCTATACAAGGTCCTGGCGTGCCTAGTGCTGGCCCCGATGTGCAACGTGAAGCCCAAGCTAAGGCTCGAGCAGTGGCCGTTCTTGAAAACAGAGCCTCCCAACCCCAACCAGAACCCCAAAGACAACCTAGACAGGAAGTCAGACAAGTATCTCGACAAGAAGTCAGGCAGGAAGTCCAAGCTGAATCTCAAGAACCTGAGTATGAACAAGAAGTACAAGCTGAAAGTGACAGTTTACCTGTAGAGTCTGAGTCTCGAGCAGTCACTCCGGACACTTCTTCAGAGCTTAGAGCCTTAGCACGCAGAGAACGTGCTCTTAGACAGCAGGCTCAAAAGCGGTCTCAGGAATACAAAATCCGAGAATCTGAGCTCTTAGCTAAAGAACAAGCTTTAAAATCAAAAGAACAATCCTATGAAACCGGCTACATTCCTAAAGAAGCTCTTAAGCAAAACCCATTAAAAGTCTTAGCAGACGCAGGGGTAAGCTACGATGAGCTAACCCAAGCTGTTCTGAATCAAGGTGCTATCAATCCAGCACAGGAAGCAGCTCTCTCGGAGCTGAAAGCTGAAATTCGTGCCCTTAGAGAAGCCAATGAAGAAATTAAAGCCAAACAAGAAGAAACTCAAACAAACCAATACCAAGCCGCTATCAAGCAAATCAAGCAAGACGCCCAGGCTCTTGTGAGACAAGATCCGCAGTTTGAATTAATACGTGCAACCAGAAGCCTAAACGATGTGGTAGAACTTATCACACGCACATACGATGAGACAGGCGTTGTAATGGACGTAGAGGATGCGGCTATGGAAGTTGAGAAATATTTAGAACAAGAAACTGAAAAATTAGCGAAAACTAAAAAGCTTCAGCAGCGTTTTGCAGGCCAGCAAGCGCAGAAGCCAAAAGCTGAAGAACCGAAGCCACGGATGAAGACCCTAACAAACGGTAATTCTCACCTTAGTCAGTTAAGTCCTAAGGAACGAGCAATCCTAGCGTTTAAAGGTCAATTAACATAAAACCTATAAGGAATAAAACATGGCTACCCCAATTTATGCTAATAGTTCCAACCAAATCAGCGCTTTGAAAGAGCTGTATAAGGATGAAACATCGTCCCACGTTTAAGTGATTAAACGTTGCAAATTGTCCAATATCGGTGAACCCTGGAATGGGAATACCGAGAGAAGCAGAAGATTTAACAAGTTTCTGCCCTTGTAACGACTAGGCATTGAAACCCATAGGGAATAAAATATGCCCACGAGTGGACAACACCTTTCATAGGTGATAAGATAGTCTGAGCTAGTATGAACAAAACTTGTACGAAATGCAATAAAACAAAGCCATTATTAGATTTCAAACCCGATCCCAGATATAAACTGGGAGTAACTTCTTGGTGTAAAGCTTGCTATATTACACACAACAAGAATAAAGGGTATACAGAACGCTGGATAAAAAATAATCCATTACGTAGTAAAGAAATCAAAGCCAAATATGTATTATTGCATCCAGAACAAGTTAAACAGTCCAAAAAGACTTGGGACAAACTAAATGCTAAACATAAATTAGCCTTAGTTCGTAACTACCAGATGAAAAAGAAGAACGCGACTCCAAAATGGTTAACACCATTGCAATATAGGCAGATTCAAAAAGTTTATGAAAGCTGCCGCCCCGATTTTCATGTAGATCATATTGTACCAATTCAAGGTAAAAATGTATGTGGCCTACATGTTCCATGGAATCTGCAAATTTTGAACGCGTCTGAAAATCTTAAAAAGTCTAATAAGATTATATAAATACTAGAAGCCTAGGATAAAGAGCCTAGGCGATAACATCCTGGATAAGGACTATTTGAAAGATCTAGTTTACAAAGAGAATCCCTTTTTAGCCCTCGTCCCCAAAGATGAGTCTCCAGACGGATTCGCTGGTAAATACATACCAGTCCCCCTCGAGTTCGGTGCTCCTCAAGGCCGCGCACACACCTTCACGAATGCTCAGAACCAACAAGTTCCGACTCAGTTGGCTTCCTACTTCGTGTACGTTGTGTACGATTATCAACTTGTTACAATCACCAATCTTCTTATGGAACAAACGAAGACTCAATGGGTCCACTAGGCTGTAAGGCTTAGTTGCAAACTGTCCAGTATCGGGAAAAGCTGAGACGCCAATTCCGAGGTAAATCAAATACTTAAAAAGATTTGATCACCGTAACGCATAGTACTTGAAACTAGGAGTAAACTAGAATAGAATAGTACCAAGAGTGGACAGCATCCTACTTCTCAATAAAGGGATGATAATGTATGCTGAACTGATATGAAAAAGTGCACAAAATGTTTAGTAGAAAAAGAGCTATCCGAGTTTTCTCTAAAGCGGGATAAGCCCAATAGTAGATGTAAAAGCTGTGTGGGCACATATATGCAAGAGCATTATATGAAAAATCAAGACCGAGAGAAAGCTAAACGTAAAGCCTATTATGAAAGTAACAGAGATGTTTGGATCGCACGGTCCAGAAAAAACTATGAAACAAATAAAAAAGAAATCAAGTTTCAACGTCTTTTTAGGGCTTATGGTATTACAAAGGAGGCTTATATGGAAAAAGTCAAAGAACAGAAACATGCGTGTGCTATTTGCAAAAAATCAAACGGTAAAGCCTTGGCAGTCGATCACTGTCATGAAACCGGTATTGTACGAGGCTTACTGTGCGATCCTTGCAACACAGCGTTGGGCTTACTAAAAGAAAGCCCTGAAAGTATGCAAAGCGCCCTTGCATATCTAGCGAAATATCAGAAGTAGAGGATAAAAAGCCTTTACGATAACATAGTTGAATGCTGGCGCATTCGTTGACGCTGCGAAACTCCAAATGGATGGTGGTTTCCGTAACATCACGAACAATATCGCTTTTGAATTGTTTGGTGATGGTACTGCAACCCGTGGTATTTCTACGGCCGCTTCGACCCAATCTGGCACGACTGCAGGTGGAACAGTTCTCCCCCTTTCAAACGCTCAGCAAATTGTGCAGTTTGAAGTAGGAATGCTGCTCCAAGCCTCTACGACTGCTGGTGGTGCTCCTTCGACTGATACAGTGTATGTGACAGCTGTAGACCGCGCTCAAGGTATCGTAACTGGTACTGCAAGTGCATCTAGTTTGTCTAGCAACTGGGCTATCGGCTCAGGCGCTGCATACCTGACAATCGTTGGTGACTTACCCTCAGCTGGTGCCTCATCTACATCTAATTACATGGCTCTCTCAGGCCTTCAGGCTTGGATCCCTGTAACGACTCCTGCATCAAACGATAGTTTCTGGGGCGTTAACCGCTCAGCTGATCCTACTCGTTTAGCAGGTTGCAGATACGATGGTAGCAACTATACGATCGAAGAAGCTATGACCAATGCTCTCGCATTCCTCAACCGTGAAGGTGGAAAGCCTGATCTTTGCATTATGGACTTCGCATCATATGCTGCCCTTGTAAATGCTTTAGGTGCTAAAGTGAACTACGTTATGGTTAACCATGATGAAGTCGAAGTTGCTTTCGAAGGTATCACCTTCCAGAGTGCTTATGGCCGAGTCACTGTGCTAGCTGACCGTAGCTGTCCTCCGCAGACTGCATACCTTTTGACCATGGCTACCTGGAAATTGCGCTCACTTGGAAAAGTGCCGCACATCCTTACCTATGGAATGGAAGGTCTCGAAGGCTTGCGCGTAGGTAATGCGGATGCTCTCGAAATCCGTATCGGTTACTACGGCAACCTTATCTGCTCAGCTCCAGGTTGGAACTGCGTGATTAAGTTGTCCGCATAGTACTTAGACTAAGTACTAGCAGGGACAGGTAGAAATACCTGTCCTTTTTTTTGCCTAAATTAAACCATTACCATCATATCGCATTAGTAACATTTTAATGTAAAAGCATTACTCGGCATTAATACAAGTAACGGCATTGATTCAAAGACATCTAATTTCTAAAGTATCTTGAATTTTACACCGTATTCCCCGGTTTGACTAAGTCATAGTTAAAGCTTATACTAGTACCAAGGGGGTCGTATGCAATCAATAGTCCTACAAGGGGATAGTCTCGAAATTCTAAAAGAATTCCCGGACGAATCCGTTCAATGTGTGGTGACTTCGCCACCATACTGGGGACTGCGTGATTACGGCGTTGAGGGACAACTGGGCCTTGAAAAATCGCCAGAAGAATACGTTCAAAAGATGGTCGAGGTTTTTAGGGAAATTCGTAGAGTTTTGAGAAATAACGGCACACTTTGGTTAAATTTAGGGGATAGTTATACAGGGCCTAAAGGGAATACCAAATCAGGTTTACAGAAGGCCGCTGAAAAATCTGATGGAAAAATTAGAGACAATGAAAACAGACGAGATTTTAATGGAGAATCGCATCCTAGTTTGAGGTTAAGTATTCCTGAAGGTCTCAAACCCAAAGACTTAGTCGGCATTCCTTGGCGCGTAGCCTTCGCATTGCAAGCTGATGGGTGGTACCTCAGACAAGACATCATATGGCACAAGCCAAATCCAATGCCTGAGAGTGTGCGCGACCGTTGCACTAAAGCGCATGAATATATTTTTCTTCTGAGTAAATCACCGAAATATTATTTTGACCATGAGGCCATCAAAGAGCCAGCTATTTGCGGAGCAAAGGGTTCCCAATTTCATACTGGGAAAACGGGCGAACATCAGCTTGGCCGCGCACAAAAGATAAGACCAAGCAAGCCAAAAGGCAGTTTTAAAGCCAAAGGCGAACCATTGCCAGGACAATTACCATTTAGAGCAATCGTTGAAATGCGCAATAAGCGATCAGTTTGGACCGTCACGACAAAGCCTTTCAAAGGTGCTCACTTCGCTACGTTTCCCATGGATCTCATTGAACCTTGCATCTTAGCAGGCTCAAAACCAAATGATCTAGTTTTAGATCCCTTCGCTGGTGCCGGAACGACAGGCGTAGTCTGTAAACAGCATAGTAGAGACTTCCTAGGTATTGAGATCAATCCTGAGTACGTCGAAATAGCTGAGAAACGCATAGCTGCCATAGGCTCTATCTCAGACGTATCAAATGTATCTGAGACAGACGAAGACCTGGCCATACCAAGTTGATACTAAAAATAAATCTTGCATAATCCTTAATCTGGGATAAACTGGATTAAGGAGGATTTATGCCAAAACTACATGACCTTTATATCAATAGCAAAAACCAAGTGTTCATAGTTGAGAAAATTTACTCGGTAGGTTATCTTTTAACTGAAATAGCCGACTTCAAAAATTCAATCGTAGTGAATCGACTCGAACTAGCCTTTGGCGATTGGACTCATTTCGAAGAAAACAATTAATTTACTAGGAGGAACGTATGAAAGAAATAAAAGAATTGTATGAATTTAAAGGCCAACCAGGATCACCAGAACTCGAATCAGAGTGGGCTAAGACTTGGGACACACTCCGAGACACTGAAGGGCTTGATGATAGTACGAATGACAAAAACTTATGGAGAGCAATCATAAACCAAACATTTGAAGATGCTAAGTTATTTAACAAGCATGCTCAAAATGAAGTATCCGATTTTGGCTACGTATGTGAAGAAACTTCACTCGAACTTCGGGCTCTTATTCGAAGTGTGCACAGTCAGTGGTTTTCATTTATCTGTGATACTGTAGGCGCAGACTACAACAATGCAAAGACTACAATCTTAGCCTGCATTACAATAGACCTAGACAATGTAAAGATTGGGGATTTAGTATGAAATTCAAAGTAGGAGACAAGATTGTAAGTAAGAGGGGTGCAAGATACGTCGTGACAGGGGTAGATACAAACCAGGACCTTTATACTGTTTCCATTGATATCGGAAATAATAATAATGTTTTCACAAACTGGCGTGCAAGTCACTTAGACCTGAATTATAGACTAGTAACCGAAACTGATTTGCCCGTAGGTTGCCCTGTAACTGAGAAGTGTATTCATGACTGGAAAGAGTATATCGGATTGAACGAAACTTTCATTTACTGCACTAAATGTGATGCTAAGAAATGAGTCTATTCATAAAAGCAGCTGAATTTGTGAATCAACCAAACCTGCGCTGAAAAAACTCAACCAGCTCCTTCTCGATGCTCAATGTCCTCTCACTTGCTTCTTTCAAATCCATATCACCTCCCTCAACTAGCATGTGAAGGAGGGTTGCTTTATGGGCTATATTCCTCATCGTATGGACACAGTCCCCTCCCTTTTGCTTCTCTGTCGCACTTAAAACACAATCCAATCTGAACAGGAATATCCTTTTTTGCGTCTCGTCCATATATTCCTATAAGCAAACTGGGTGCCAACTATAAACTAATCTAGTGATCTTAACTGAGTCTTAGCAATCTCTATACAAACTTTGTTACACACTTGTCTAATTTGTAGGCAGTAAAAGGCTCTCAATTTGCTTAGAATCCAGTTGACGGTGGCATGAATACTGAATATAAGTCTAGTTAGGAGGTACTATGGAAACAAATCAAGTAACAGAGCGGCTACAAGAAGAAGCTAAATCAAACCCAGTATTTAATGCGATTGCCTATAAGATGGCAGTTCGAGAAAGGGCTAGAAAAATTGTAACGGTTCAGGCTTTGAAAGCCAGTATGGAAAAAGAAGGCTATACATTTAAAACGGAGGACTACCAAAACTCCCTATCTTTTCTAGCAAAACTTGGGTTTGGAAGTTTAAAGCTAGATAAAAAAGACAGAGTTATAGCACTAGACAATATTAAAATTAAACTCCAAGATATCGGGAAAGTTGCAATAACAAATGAAAAAAGCTTGGCAACTTATAGACAAAAAGAGAAGTATAAAACCCTTATGTCAGACGCTTCAGAAAAACCCATTATTCCGAGGAAAGAGGATTTATTTTATGAAGTAGCTTTAACGGTTAAAATACATGGTCAAAAGGTTACCTTTGCAGGACCATTGAGTGTTACGCCTCAACAACTCGGAAGTCTGTTAATTAAGTTTAACGAACTGATAGAAGGTTTAAAATGAAACCTACAGACTATGATTTAGAGTGTTATTTCCGATATGACCAGTTTTTTAAAACTACAAAGGCTAAACTAGACCTTTTAAAAGCTGAACTCAAAGACTACGGATCTTGTTGCACAGAGAATTGGGTTTGTAGTGTGTATCCTCAATCTAGGCGCGGGCTTGCCTCTATGGACCTTTTTATAGATGTGTTTGGTTATGATACACTTGTAACAAATAATTTGATTATTCAGCATGACTTCCTTATAGTTAAAGTAAGTCCAAAAACAGAACTAGAGCTGGAGGAAGCGTGTTCGACTACAGAGAAATCAAAAACGTAGAAATAGAAGGAATAGATTTCCGAGATGCTCCCGATTTTTGTGATGCTTTTATCACATACGCGGAGTATTTCGGAAAAGAGTTAAATGAAGATGAACTGGAGACTTTGAACCAAGACTCTCAGTTTGTATATGAACAAGTTTTAAAGAGGATCTACTAATGAGAATACTATTTTTGTTACTTCTAGCAGGATGTATGCCCATAAAATCATCGTATTTGATACATGTTACCCCAGGCAAAGGCCCAAGCTTGCCAGTAGCCCCAATCTTAATAACAAACCTAGATTGTACTGGATCTACCTGTATTCCAACGTATAAAGAAGTCAATGTATGCAATTATACATTTTATCTTGGGAATGAATACGCATACGAGTCTGGAAAAATGTTTAAAAATGGTACTACGGTAATGGACAACGGATGCGTGCTCGATATTGAGAATTATGAAGTTTCTAGTAGCAAAAAACCAAGAATCCGATAGACTAAGTATAGGAGGTATTATGTACACACCTATTAATAACTGGACTAAGGATGCTATCATAAAACACCTAGCCAAGGAATTCCGAGGAAAGTCTATGAATGAGTCTGGAGATTGCCGATACTATGGTCCAGAAGGTCGCAGATGTGCTGTAGGTTTATTCATAGGTAAAGATGTATATGATCCAAAAATGGAAGGCGAAGTAGCTACGGATTTAATCAGAAAGTATGATCTTGAAACAATCATGCCTTTAGATGGTATCGGTATGGAGCGTTTACAAGAGATGCATGATATAACTTCAGAAACTGAATGTTTAATTGGAATGATACAATGGGTCGAAGATAACGTAAACTAAGGGGGGAACGTGATCCTGATCAAAATGGTAGGACGTAAAAACTTTGTATTGTCAATATATCAGCAGCAAGACCAGTATTTCTTGCTACATGAGGACCATACTAAAGTATGGAGATCTAGTCTTATACAAGACTACAAAGCAGCATGTGAGGCTTTTGAGCTATTCTTAATAGCAATGGAGGGCAATTAATGAAACATACCGTGACAGAATCCCTTGAAGTATACACTAGGAGCACTGAATCACAAGGAGATGTGTTTTGCTTAGCCTTCAAAAAACTAGAAAACGTAGTGCCTTTCTCAGTCCAGGAAGGGTTTGATGGAGAACCCTTCGCAGTTGAAGTCCGGATCACGCAAAGCACGGCTAAAGAACTGGTTAAAATCTTTACTAATTACATCTTTAAAGGGGGATAACATGGTCCAAGTAGTCTATAGGCGCGGATTGTTTCAAGTGACTAAAGATGAATCCGGGTACTACTGGTATGATCCAACCCTGACTCGTGTGATAGTTGGCACCTTTGAAACGTTAGATGAAGCTTTGTGCAACTGGCAGTATATGATGGACCTTCATGTAGCAGGAACACCAACCTATATTACACCTCAATCAATCCCCAGATCTACAAACGTCATACATGTAGATTTTGTCAAGAAAAAGCGTGTATCATAGTGACATTTTACCAAGGGTAGCTACGAGATGCCCTCATAGCTACCCGCTAGCCTCCTTCCCTTAAGGTGAACGGTGAGCTTAGGCTATATGCCGAAGCACAAACTTAAGGGAATAGAGGGTAAACTCATGGCTAATCGCAACTGGATGTCTGGCGGACGTCTCTTTTCAATGCATAAAGATCCTGTCTTCATGGAATGCACGATCCAAATCGGCGGTACTGGAGCAGTTTCATCTTATACTGGCGCTTGTGTGTCATCTGTAATACGAGTTAGTGCAGGCAAATATAAAATCAGCTTCCAACCTAATACCAATTTCCCTAGACTCTTAGCCGCAGTAGCGTCTATGCAGTCTGCTTCAGCAGCCATCTCTGGCATCTCAGCTGTCGAAATCCAGAATGCTCCTAATGCATCCGTAGCCTCCGTAGCTACTCCAAGTCTGACTGTACAGTGCTTAGCACCTACAAGCTCTAGTGTGACTACACTTGCTGCTACAGACCCGGTTTCTGGATCAGCTTTAAACGTGTTGATGCTTATGGGTAACAGCTCTGTAACAATCCAGGGAGATTAAGCCCTATAACTTTTAAGGAGTTTTATGGCTATCCCTGGTATTCCTAACAATTTTTTAGTTCAGACTGCGAATGCGCAAAATTTAGTCTCCTGGGATCAAAGCCCAGGAGCGACAACATATATTGTCCAACGTAGCCTTGATAACATCACCTATACGACAGTCGCTACGATAGCCGGCAGTCCCCTCGCAAACGCATACAATGACACCACAGTGACTCGAGGAACACCTTACTGGTATCAGGTAGCGGCCCAGAATGTGTCCGGTACAAGCCCTTATACGCAACCTCAGACGGTAACGCCTACGATGGCAGGCGAGATGACTCTAGGTCAAATACGCTTAGCCGCTCAGCAGAAGTCTGATAGGGTTAATTCTCAGTTCGTAGACACACAGGAATGGAACCAATATATCAACCGGGCTATGTATGAGCTATATGATTTAGTTCTTGATACATATGAAGACTACTTCATGGCAACGCCTATCCAATTCGTCTCAGATGGGGCTACGTTTCTCTACAACCTTCCAGACGGCCAGACTACCTATTCAAACGGTATCAACCCAAACACTACTATGATAGCTCCTCCCTTCTATAAACTACTAGGTGCAGATTTATCTTTAAACACAGCTCAGAATGCCTATGTGACAATCAATAAGTTTAACTTTATAGACCGTAACAGATTTGTATACCCTAACACAGCATCTACGATTTACGGGGTATTCAACCTTCAGTACCGGCTATTGTCTCAAATGAGCAATACAGGAAGTCGTGTAGATCAAATTATGTTCATACCTACCCCTTCAGCTGGACAGGCTATAAGACTATGGTACGCTCCAAGACTCCCCCTTCTACTTCAAGACAACGACATGACTGTTTCTGGTATCAATGGCTTCCTCGAGTATGTGATAACTAGGGCTGCTATTTATGCTTTACAGAAAGAAGAATCCCCAAGCGACCATCTAGTCCAAGAACTGGGCTTTTTGAAGGGTAGGATT